ACGCTGAAGAAACCGTCTCGTCAGAAATCTCCTTTCCAAACCATTCCACTTTAGACGCCTTCGCCTGAGTGATGATTTGCTCATCAATTTCAGAGAAAAGAGTTGAGTCCGTCTTAATCGTAGCCTGGACTCCCTCGATACTTGAAAAAGTGACACCGTTCAGTTGATGAACGACACGAGTTCCATCCTCCTGGGTCACCTTCAGAAAGTATCGACCATCCTGTAGCTTTGTTGGCGTCGAGAATAGCATGTAGGTATAAAATAAATCACGTCTCTAAGTAATGAGTTACTGTGGACCCCAGTACGCCACCTCAAACTGTCAATGCTATTTACAGCTGGTGTCAGGTATTACACCCGGGTCAAATGTGGCCACGACTACACCAATATGCGCCTTTAGACAAGGTGAATTTCAGTATGCATGTGACCCAGGATGTTGTCCTGCAGTATGCACGTCGAATAACGCCGTCTCGACGGATGCAATGGTTGTCACCGAAACCACGAGTGTATCAAAGAAACTGACTGTGCTCGACTGGATTCTTATTATTTTAGCAATTATTTTCTGTATATTACTAGTTTTGGGCGTTTCATGGGCATCCAGTAAAAGAAAAAACCTCGGACAATAATAGTTTATGGATGCCCAACAGGTGATGGATTATATCCAGAATACAACAATCTATGGTCGATTCAAAGTATGGCACCTTTTACTGTTTCTGACACTCGGTCCGATGCTGACGTGGCCCATGCTCATCATTCTTGGTCTCGTGTTTGCATACGAAAATCGAAATATAGTTAAAGACTTCAAAGGTATACTAACCAGTAATGGAGACAACCAACGACCTGTTTCTGGCTCTGCAGGCAGAGATCAAGGCACTGCGCAAGGACCTTCGCAAGGTGAAGCAGCTTCTAGAAGACCCATCCGGTGAGAAGTCCAAGGCTCGTGCGACGAACAACGGTTTCAACAAGCCCCTGGATGTATCGGACAAGCTGCGTCTGTTCCTGCGTCTAGGAGCAGATGAGAAGGTGTCTCGTAGTCAGGTGACGAAGATGATTAATCAGTATGTCACTGAGAAGAATCTGAAGAGTGGCCAGCAGATTTCACTGGATCAGGCGCTGAAGGACCTGCTGAATCCACCGGAGGGTACGACGGTGACGTTTCTGAATATTCAGAAGTTTATCAACCCACACTACATCAAGCCTGCACCCGAGCCAAAGGCGCCTGTCGCGTCTACGAGCTCGGAGGCGGTCGATGCACCGAAGAAGGCGTCTCGTCCAACTCTGAAGAAGGCGCCTACAAAGTAACTTAAACATTTTTGTCGTGTAATAGAAAACAACTATGGAGCCTGTCCAGCTTGTCGATCCGCCCGCACTTGACAAGTCTAAAATTGAACAGCTCGTTGGTACAAAGATTCGCGATGTGTCTTTGTATCAGCGCGCCTTTACGCATAAATCGGCTTTGAAGAAGTATCGGGGTCTTGCAGGGTCATATGAAACACTTGAATTTATGGGTGATTCGGTACTTGGATTTATCATTACACGTCATCTGTTTGACAAGTATGAGAAGGAGCAAGAAGGGTTTCTTACCAAGGCGCGCACGAAGATGGTACGCGGGAAGACGCTCTGCGAAATTGCAGAGACGCTCGAGCTTCATTCATGGATCCTTATGGACGACAAGGGTATTCGGAATCACTGGAACACGAATCCCAATATTCTTGAAGATGTTTTCGAGGCGCTTATAGGTGCGATATATCTTGATCTCGGAATGGTTCATGCTAAAAAGTTTGTCTTTGCGGCATTTGACAAGGTGGAGATTTCACTTACGGATGATAATTACAAGGATCAACTTATGCGCAAGTGTCAAGCGGAGAAGCTGCCTTTGCCAGAGTATCAGGTTCGGAATCAGTACCCGAACGGTACGTTTCACATCGAGGTGATTGTCGACGGATCTCCATGTGGATCGGGGTTTGCGTCGACAAAAAAGCAGGCGGAACAAAATGCGGCTGAAATTGCGCTTAAACATATCAGGATATGAAATGTTATGCATCCACGAGTAGCTGAGCTATTAGCTCAAGCATATGCCGATCAACGTTCTGACGAATGGCTTGCGTTACGAGGCACGATGCTCACAGCGAGTGATTTGGCAACAGCCATAGGTGATAATCCGTATGAGAAACCAAGTGATCTTTTATTGAAAAAGTGCGGCGCAATCAAGTGGGGTGGGAATGCTGCAACCGCCCATGGTACAGCTCTCGAGCCAATCGCTCGTGATTTATACGATGAACGTTATGGTCGCACATCCCATGAAATTGGACTTGTTCAACATCCCGTGCACACATGGCTTGGTGGCTCACCTGATGGTGTTACGGAAGATGGACGACTTATCGAAATCAAGTGCCCTTTGACGCGTAAAATCACACCGGCGGTTCCAAAGTACTATCTGCCTCAGATTCAACTTTTACTTGAAGTGCTCGACCTTGAAGTGTGCGACTTTATTCAGTACCGCCCAGGTCCACCCGAAGAATTTGAGGTGACTGAAGTAAAACGCGATCGCGAATGGTTTGAGCGTATTTTACCAATTGCCAAGGCGTTTTGGGATCAGGTGCTTCTTCGCCGCCGCACCGGTCTGTGCGAAATTGAGAGCGAAGACGACATAGATTCTGTTCCGGTCATTGCACCGGGTCTGGTTAAGGAATATGTTTGTGATATACAAAGTGACGATGAGGTGCGAGAAATGTCGGACCCAAGTGGGGCTGTTGGCTCTGACATGCCGTGAGTGCACCAAAAAGTTTTGCACGGGGTGTATTCAACTCGAAATGCACATGTGTCCAAAGCTTGATGGTCGGAGTACGACCGAACGTACGCTGCTCGAAAAGAAACTCATCAAGATAGAAGCTCCAAAAGTTATTAAACTTTGAGAACCTTGGCCAAAACCAACACCACAAGAAGAAGTATCAGCATAATCCAAATGGGGAAGAGTGATTCCTGTTTGTCAAAATCGACATAATTTTCATCCTTTCTCCATACAATCTCACGAGACCAAGACGTTGTGCCATCGTCATACTGAATCTTACGTGCCGGAAACATAAACGAAGTTGCCGGTCCGTAATCAGCCGTCTTTAAATAGATTGGAGCCGTCTGACCTGGTGCGAGATGATCCTTATATTCAGGATGATCTGGTGGCATATTCCATGTTGCTGGGCCATCAGCTGGGGCGTTCCATGTCATGTCGGGGTACATATAGTCTCCGCCATTGTATGATACACCAAACGTCTGAGACGCCGTGTAGGGATTGACGCGGTTGATCGACAGTTCGTCGATGGCCAAAAGTTCAGTCATACCTAGTTACAGTCAACATATTTTCTGGTCTGGACCTTTTCCCGATGGCGATGCCACATCTCGTCCAAGTCGACGTTTAGCATGTATGCAAGCTGGAACAAATACGAAAAAACGTCACCCATCTCCGTGACAATATCCGTCCCTCGGTCTTTTTTGAGACCAGTCTTTCGGAAATTCCGTTGGTACTGTCGAATAGCCGATGCAAGTTCTCCAATCTCTTCAGTGAAGAGAAGCCACACTGTGCTGATTGGAGCTTTGTCCCATCCTTTGACTTTACACATATTGAAGGTTTCATCACGGTATGTATTCATCATACCTTTTCAAGGTCTCATTTGTTTATTAGAACTAAAAATGCGAGGATAAGTGCAGCAAGTTCAATAGAGCACCGTAATTTTTCACTTTGAAGCTCACTAAGATCCCGGCGGTCTGCAATGAGTGCACTGATCAGACGTGCGCCGCGATCGATGATGAAAAAAATGACAAATCCGAATGCAATCTCCTGAGGGTTCTTCATTAATTTGCCGTAGGAATAAATTCCCATGCGAGCTCTCGACATATGAGTTTCCACATTTCATCCTGACGATGAAGTTTCTCTTTTGATTTGAGAAGTGGAAAACATGGGAGATATTCATCCTCACCGAGAAGTTCGCAAAATTTGTACAACGTGAAAGAGTATGAAAGGAAATTCTTTCGATCCGCTGGACAATGTTTCTCAAAGGGTTTTTGTACTTGGCCAAACATGAGACGCAGACGGTCCTCGAGTTCTTGTGGCATGGTTGGCGGTTTGACTCCATTGAGAATCGTTGTGATGTACGGAGTATGTTCATAGTACTTGTTCAGCCCGAGTTTCTTCAGTAAACCCCGAACTTTAACGTGCGTAATGTCTGCACTATCTTTGATTTTTTGCTTTTTGAATTCGTGCTGAAGTTGGACAATAACTTCATCAGGTATACTCGTCGACTCTTTTGCCTGAAATTGGGAAACCCACTCGTTAAAATGATTGTCGCGTTTGTATGAATATACAACATTGCGTTCCATCTCTTGCTCCTCCTTGAATCCACGTTCGTTCGACTGCACATATTGAACTGCGCCGCATTCGGTACACACCTGCTCACTCGTCTCAGGCTCGAACATGAGAGTAAACTTTTTGTCACAACATGGACATTCAATCGGCATATCGTACGCCGGAGCCTTTTTATGTTCATACACCGTATTTTCAACACACGTCATGTAATCCTCAAAAATATCCTTACGTTTTACACCGCCTGTTCGTTCAGTCGTGTACTCGCGGATATGAGGTGCACATCTCGCCAAGTAATCATAAAGTTCCTCGGGATGATTTTCGAGTTCTTTTATTTTCTCGTTAATGCGCCGTTCCATATGTCTTAAAGATCTAATCTCTTTATTAAGAATGAATATTATATTGGCATGTAGGCCAAAAAACATGACAATACAAGAGGTGGGTACGTCGTCACTCGGGGAAAGAGTGACGACGTATATATTCAATAATATTGAGTATTCACACGTAGGTCAATGGCCGCCAGTGCATGTCCCAGGCTTCCATGTTCCGATCGCAACCGTTACAATCATAGATACGAACGAAGATGTTACAGCTCAGGTAAAACGTTTTGCCGGACCAAGACACGTCGTGACACGTGATATTATACGATATGCGTTGGGAACATGCTCTTGGACTATAGCGTGTCGTGTGTCGTCGTCCGGTATTTCATTCTATACAAAACCATATTTACGTGTACAGTCACACGTACCGACTGTTCGAGTCATAAACGTTCTCGGTCAAGAATCCATCTTCTGAGCCAAGTAAAACCGGACATCACCAAGGTTTGCAATTGCATAGCGAACAATCAGGGGAAGCTTCGAGTTTTCGGAATTTTGAAATAGTTGTACATTCGAGCACAGATTTGTCGCTTTCGTGTACATATTGATATACTTGAGTGGAAAAACACCGCCGACCGGCTCGGCATCTTTTGGAGACCCACATTCGATAATAGTCTTTTGGTCCGCAAAGTCTCCTTCGCAACTCAGTTCAAGAAGGTGACCCCGTCGAACGATCGAAATATCGGTCGCCAGGTTTGCCATGTCACGTGCAATTCGCTGGAAATCAACTGCTGGTAATGTCGTGACGAGATCCATATGAATATCAGGGACAATGAGATCGTCCTCGTTAATATCGAGCAACTTTAGGCGAAATTTTGTCACTGCATGTTTCACAGTGTTTTCAATCTCAATCTCGATGACGTCATGACCATCAATTTTCATTCGAAGCGTATCGTTGTTCGTGACAGACTTGAGCAGTTTGTGCATGTTGGACAGATTGACACCCGCAATCACATCCATTTCACATGTGTACTCTTCAAAATTCTCAGCCGGCAAAAACATGTGTACGAGTGTGACATGTGCCGTATCTAGAGTGACAATCTTGACACCCTCTGATGTAAAGTATATATTCACATCATTGATAATATCTTTAAGAACTTCGAATATCGTTCGAAGTGCGCTCGCCTGTATAGTCTGAAGATACATGCCTCGACAGCGTTTTATTTTTCTATCTGACCCAATAACTTAAACAATGCTGTGCGTTTTGCTTGATTATTTGCATGGGTTCTATTCTTTCCCTTGTTTGGGTGAATAATCAATGCAATATTCTTATATCTTGAATTCTTTGGTATATTCACATCAAGCCAAAGTTTTGAGTACTTGATCAGTTTGTTTAATGGTGGACTGCTATTTTTTGATAAAATTGCATTGTAGTTTGCTTGAGTTGCGACCCGTGCATTTGCGTTCGCCTTGGCCTTTGCGGCTGCTGTGGCTGCATTTGCGGCATTCTGACGTTTTTTAGTGACTCCACTACGTTCCATCCATAATGTTCCGTACTTTTTAGACACGTTACGTTTACGTCGAACTGACTGAAGTACACTTGTAAGTTGTGCCTCGAAACCTGGATGTCCAGCCACATACCGTCTGGATTCTGGTGAATAACGCGCCGCCTGACCAGCTTTTTTGAAGAGAGCTACATTTTTGTTCAATTTTTGTTTATAGACGGCAAGTGCACGGTTTGCTTTATTTTTGTTTACAAGTCTGTTAGAGCCTGGATATAGATCCGGAATAATATTATAAAAACCATATGGTCGAAGATATTTTTTACCTCCGTGTTCTAAATTATAATAAGGTGAACGACCAGGATAAATGAGAAGTTTATTTTTAAAAAAGTTTATAAACTGTTTCGTTTCATAATATTTTCTCGCACGGTTCTGAAAGTTCAACTCGCGTCGCAATTTTTCATACTGCATATTTGAACACTAGAAAAAAAATTGGTTTAAAATATGGAAGATTTGTTGATTATTATCGGTCTTATTTTTGTTGTATTTTTTGTGTTCCGAACAACGGTTAGAGCTGATGACGAGACGATTCGAGTGTTGTACAGACAGGCAGCACGATACACTGTCGCAAGTATTCAGGATGCATCCGAAGTGATCAAGGTTCTTCACGCCAATTATGCCATGGGATATTTACTCGCTCTTAAGGATATTGCGTCAAGTGACGAATTTCAGCGCGTCACTGGAGACGATATGCTCACATTCGAGAAAACTGTCGCACAGGTTCAGGATGATGCCACGCGTCAGCTTGTTGAACAACGACCGGATCTTGTACCGCTTGAAAATCCGACACTTCTGAAAGCCATCTATTTTTCTTAGTAACGAGTATGACAGTTACGGTGACTCTTAAGAGAAGTCCTAAACCTGAAAAAAAGTGGCGCGCAACATTCGAAACCGGTCAGACGGTAGATTTTGGTCGACGCGGCTATTCAGATTACACGAAACATAAAGATCGTGAACGAATGCTTCGATACTTGACGCGTCATAGACGGCGTGAAAACTGGACACCACAAGGTCGGTACACCCCTGGGTTCTGGTCTAGATGGCTTCTTTGGTCAAAACCAAGTCTCTCTGCTGCCGTCAGAACAACACAAAAAGCACTCGGTAAGAATTTTGTAATATCATATAAATGAGTAACAGTACTCATGCCGCCATTAAACTATGGAGCAAACTCAAACTTCCAGCAAACTTTAAACCGAAATCTAAATTTGGAATAAAATCCAAATACGGTACAATTTTCGAAACCAACGGAAACAAAATTATGAAAATAATGCCTTGGTCGAATAACGCAGAACGTGAGATGAGAATCGCGAAAATTGCCGGAAATAAGAATGTAGGTCCGAAAGTCTATAAAACACGTGTATGGACGCCTCCGAGTAATTTGGATGACGCAGATCGGGATATTATAAGTAGCTTTTCTAATAAAATGCGAAACAGCAAAATTGCTGTCATAGTCATGGATAAAGTACCGAGAGCCAAGTCTCTTTACAACGCCATAAATAACGGCACAGTCAAAAATTTTAGTACAGTTGAGAATATTATCAAACGTATGCATGCAGCCGGAATTCATCACGGAAATTTACACGGTAATAACATTCTCGTATATGTGACAAATTCCGGCAACCTAAAGTTTGTGCCTATAAATTTCGGCGCATCTAATTACAGCAGAACTATTACAAATGTAAAATCTGCACGGAATTACGTTTCAAGAATGCCAGGCATTTCTGGAAACGGAGAACCTTATTATTTTGCAATGGGTCGCGCCCAATTTATAACATCAAACCATAATTCAATAAGACATCTTCGCGAGTATTTCACTAAGAAATCTCGTGAATCTTAATTGCGAGCCGACGCAATTTGCGCTCCATACATCCTGCAAGAGTGAATGCAAGAACACCCCAAATACCAACAAAGATTACAAACCCTTTGATCTCATCTACCATTACTAAAAATGTGCACAACCGCCTTAAGTTTATTTCTTCATGAGTGATTTGGCAACCATCCATACTGGACGCAGATTAGGAGGCGGCGCGGGCTGTTTCTTTCTGTTGTTCACTGCATTATAGAAGATATTCTTCGACGAATTTCTTCTCTTCTTGGTAAGACCGAGTAAGGTACGTATACGCCAATGCATGTAAAGAAATAAATCAAATCTTCTTTATGAAGAAGACGATTCCAGGTGCGCTCCGTGAACAAGTATGGCTGCTATATTGCGGTGATATTCACTTTAAACATAAATGTTTGGTGACATGGTGTGAAAATATCATGACACCCTTTAATTTCGAGGTGGGGCATAACATACCCGAAAGTAAAGGCGGTGCGACCAATATTAACAATTTGCGACCCATTTGTTCCAAGTGTAACAGGTCTATGGGGGATGACTATACAATCGATGAATTTTCATCACTTTCTGAGCGTCGTCATGTTTCAAAGCTCTGGGAGTGTTTCAGATATCAGCGCTCCGAATGAGCGCCTCGGCACGCGCCTTCCGACGGATCGTCTTGTTCCGCGAGTTGATATGCTGACGTGGCGGGGGTCGAGGAACAATTGTATCAGACCATGACCATATCGGTCGTGCTGTGACATGTCCCAGTGGTGAACGTTCCGTCTTGACGAAATGATGATCTGCGTGCAGAATTGCATTCACCTTGGAACGTTTCATGCCCGTGAGACGGCTGAGAGAATATGCCGTAATTGGTCCGCGCTCCTTGACGAGCGCCTCCATTTACATACTCAGGGTCTATTTTTTTATGTACATATAGTATCCATGTCCACGGATGCAAAGACCCCCTATCTTGATTTGCACCACCGCGTAATTTACAAGTCAGCACGCGGTGCGTATTATGTCAAGGATGCTGCAGGTAAAAAGTACTATGGTGTCAAGGCACGCTATGTAGCTGTAGCGAACGGCACATCTCGTAAACTGACGACGAACAATACATCTCCACCCAATAAAATCAAACCAAAGCGTATTGCCGCTCCCGTGACGCGCACTTCGACGCGCAAGGTGCGTTCGAATAAGGGTGTGAAGCGCGGACCTTACAAGCCCCGTGCAACTGCAGCTGCCAAGCCAATGTCGTCTGGCAAGGCAATGAATGTTCTCAAACAGACGCGTCTTGCGAGTCGTCTACGTAAAGTGACATTTACATTTACACCAGATGTAGGTGGTTATTCCATGCGTAACAGAGCACTGAAATGGTACAAGAGCATGGTCGCCGACGTCGAGGCCATAGGTGAAATCAAAATTCTCGATATTCAGCCATACGGAAATGATGATATTGCAGTAACATTCCGTTTCCAGCCTGCATGGGCTATGCGTAGCCACTTCAGATCGATGGCACGCGAAATCAAATCAGCCGCAGAAGGTTTCATCGACGTTGATCAGGATGGAAATAATCCAATTATAGTGAATGGTGAGCCAGAGATTGTGGGTGGTGTTTTTGGCCGTGTCATCTCAATCGAATAATTTCTGAAAATATTCTATGGGGGGACCTGTAACGTATCGCCGACCAAAAAATGCTGGTCGTAATACCATTGTCGAACGCAATATATGGAAGTGTCAAAAGCTACGAGACGGGGTAGATTTCTTGTATATTATGCTCATATAAATATTCTTAGAGAAAATAAATGTTATTGACTTCACCTCGTCCTCTTGTTTTTCGTCGTCCACCGTCCCGCAAAGTAGTTCAACCTCGAGCTGATTTGCAGGAAGGTGTTGCATTAACCGGAAAATTTCTTGGTCTTTTTGTTTTATTCACATCCAGCATGAATTGGTGGCATTATAAACGCAGAAGCGAACGTAAAGATTAGATTTGGACACATGAGCCCGTTTGTACCAACATTTTTTGAATTGAGGAGATTCAATTCAAAAAACGCTATCGACAGGAATCGAACCTGTGACATTCAGGTTAACAGCCTGACGCTCTAACCGACTGAGCTACGACAGCACTATTCGGCAGTTTAGTGACATACTTAGGTCAAGGTTCTAGCGTGAGTCGAACACGCATTACAGGATTCAGAGTCCTGTGTCCTAACCATTAGACGATAGAACCATGAAAGTGCACATCGGGAATCGAACCCGAGCTTGAGCCTTGGAAGGGCGCTGTACTACCACTATACTATGTACACAATTTGCATCAGATGGGGTTCGAACCCATGCGGCTTGCGCCAGCAGAACTTGAGTCTGCCTCCTTGGACCACTCGGACACTGATGCGTGTTCTAGCTGGGACTTGAACCCAGGACGTTTGACTCATAAGATCAATGCTCTAACCAACTGAGCTACTAGAAC